TATTCCACAAACCCCTCTGTAAACAGTTCTGCAGACAGTTGGGGATCTTCATCGGGGCTCTTCGCCTCCTCCTTCACGGGCTCCTTCACGGGCTCCTTGGGAGAGTCCTTCTGAGCCTTTGCGGGCACTTTGGCGGGTTTGTCTTCCTCCTCTCCAGGGACGGACAGAGGCAGATCTTCCCCGGCATAGACGTTCAGCCCCAGGCCGTGGAACCCTAGCGCCTTCGTCAAGCACCGCATGAGTGCCGTGTTGACCTGGAAAGAATCCGGGTCAGCTATGGGCTTGTTTCGGTGGTCCATGACCGGCAGCCAGCAGGTGACGGACTTGGAGAAGAGGGTGACATCCACCCATACCATCGCCGTGCCATTTACACGCATGTAGCACTCGTCACCGTTGGGCCCGAACGTATGGACGCGGAAGTTCGCGTATGGATCTGCGTTCAGGGCAATCGCCCAGGCATGAGCCCAGGAGACGTAGCTGAGCCCTTGCTTCTTCTCGATGAACTTGCTGACATCAAGTTTCAGCAAGTCGTAGACTGACTTCTGACTGGTACTGCTCGCAGAACTCTGCGACTCCACAGAAGTTTCCGGTGCAGCGGCGGGGCTCTCCTGCTCGGGTTTCGACATATCCCTTCTCCTTTGCGGCCAACTCTTGGGCCTCTTCGATGGTCTTGAACACGCGGACGGCAGTCTTCCTGCCTTCCTTCTTCACAGCGTAGGTCGTCTCGGAAAACCAACGCTCTTCCGCAGAGCATGGAGGAAGGGGCTCCTCCATCGCATCTGCAAACTTGGCTTCAGTGTGAAGCTGTAAACGGGAGCGGACAAACGCCTCTGCGGTCACCGAGTCCCACATGGGGATGTCCACCATGTGGATCGGAGCGTCCGGGTAGTTTTCCCGCCGGTCATGGCGAGAGAAGTCCCGGATCAGGGCGCAGATCCGAAGGCCCTTGACCGGAATCCGCTTGACGGATTCCACCAGCCACTTGTACAGGTTCAACTGCTCTTCCCACTCCTTCTTCTCGTTCATCACGGAGTAGGCAGAGGTGAACTTGTAGTCGGTGATGATCACTCCCTCGGGGGTCATCTCCTGGAGATCAATGCCGCCAGAGACCTTGACGCCGTCGATCTCTGCGACGATCCTCTCTTCTGTGACATGATCCTCGGCAGAGGCCCGCTCAGCTACCACATGGAGTGCCGATCCGAGCAGGGCCCAGAGCATGTCAGAGACATCCTTTGTCAGGGCGGCATCGTGCCGTTCCTGAAGCCGTCGAACCCTGGGGGGAGACAGAAGCTCCGTGACGGAGTAGTCCGAGTCCCCCTTCGAGTAGTAGTTCTTCCGGGCCAAGGCGACCAGCGTAGCCGGGGCGCCATGGTTGTTCGTGATGATCAAGGAGACCTCCTGTGTTGAACGATGAGACAGATCCTAGCACTAGTGCCGAAGATGTGCAAGCACTTTTCTGCGAAACCAGAGAAATTTTTGGTGAGCCTGCGAGCAAGGCCAACAGCAGGAGGGTCGTCCGGTTCGGCGGGATGTCTCGGCTGATCAAGAGCCAGAAGGCCCTAACCTACTCAGAGATGTTTCAACAGCAATGCGCCCCGGCGGAGAACCCCACGGACAAGGATGTCTCTGCGGAGATCCATATCTGGTACGCCTCCCGACGGCCAGACTTGGACGAGAGCCTCATCTTGGATCTGCTCCAGGGAAGGCTCTATGTAAACGACAGACAGGTCAAGGAGAAGCACATCTACTGGCATCAAGACAAGGAGTGCCCTCGATGTGTCATCACCGTCCGGGAGATGCCGGGACAAAAAAAGGCCCCGGGACGGAGGTCAACCGGGGCCAAGGCGCCGAAGCGCCACAGGAGGGAGATCGCTCCAGCAACAGAGCGGAGACAAGGATAACACAGAGGTTGACCCTTGCAAAGCCTTTGAACTTGTCTTAGGATGTTCATGCCGTCTTCACTGATGACCCCCGGGGCTCTCACCCTTGGGCAATCAGACTGAGCCTCTGACCCCAGGTGCCGGGGGTTTTCAGTGCAGATGGTCGTCAGGGCGCGTTAGCAAATGGGTCTGCATGGACCGCACCCGGGAAACACCTCACCGCTCAGAGCATGTGGGCGGGCCTGTCAACGCCGGCGATCCAGGGGGCCGGGTTCCTTGTGTCCTCCAGCACAGGGAACAAATGATGCGTACAGGGTGATGTGCGGGGCGGCAGGGACCAGCCGGAAGGACTTACCCACCTTCTCAATCGGTCAGCATCCGATACAGAGGATGACAGGCATCACGGAGGATGACAAGCTGTTCTCAGGATTCCTTCCTTGAGGGCAGAGCAAGACAGGGGGGATCACCCAACCCCTGGCTTTGGCAGACCTATGGGAGAACGCATGGACGGCCAGCAACTTCGTGACGACGGCGCCAAGAGAGCCTTGGACAGCGCAGGCGGTGATTGGCATAGCGATGCTGTCAAGATAGCACTTGCATACCTCAAAGACATAGGGTACAAAGGTGCCCTGTTTGAAGAGGTGCGGATCCGGGCGGAGCGTAACGGCTTTCCTGAGCCCCCCTCTCCGAACGCATGGGGAGCGGTCTGTTTACATATGTCCAAGCTCAAGCTCATTGAGAAGACGGGCGAGTACAGAAGCAGCCGTTCAGTCAGGAGTCATGCGCGGGCACAGCCCGTCTGGAGATCCAAGTGAATAGAGAAGCCGTGAAGAAAGAAGACAAGCACATCCTCGCCGGCCTTGATGAAATCGAGGCACTGACCCGTGGCATCAGGAATGGCTCAGGGGTTGCGGCCATCGTCATCTACGTGGATGAGACGAAAGATGCCATAAAGATCAACATGGCGAGTTTCAACATGGCATCGCTTGGGGTGATGCTGACCCTTGTCGAAGCGGTCAAGATGATCGGCGAGGATCTGAAGGAAGACATGCACGAAAGCCCGGGGACTCTGCAATGAGAGACTACAAGCAGGAGTACAAGACCCAGAAGGAGAGGGACGAACACCCCTCTCGGATGGAGCGCCAAAGGGCTAGAAGGGCCCTAGACGCGAAGGGAGTGGACAGGCAAGGGAAAGACGTATCCCACACCGTTGCGCTGTCCAAGGGCGGTTCAAACAAGGACGGGTACAAGCTGCAGACTCCGTCCAAGAACCGTAGCTTCCCAAGGAGGAAGGACGGGTCAATGAAGTGATAGCCCTTGATGGGATTCATTTTCAAGACAACGCCCGCGTAGTCTGTCCCGAATGCACCGGGGACAGGAAAAAGACAAGAAGCAAAGACATGACCCTGACCCGTAAAGAAGACGGGTCAGTGCTCTACTTTTGCCATCACTGCGGTGTAAACGGAATCATCCCTTCGAGGGATAACAGAGAACACAGGAAGGAGAGATACGTGCAAGCAGTCCCCAAGATCGAGGACACAACGCTTACAGAACAGCATTACCAGTGGCTTGAAGGAAGAGGCATATCAAGGCTCACGGCAGACGAGGCCAAGCTGTTCTCCTCTCGGAAGTACTTCAACAAACTGGACAGGGAAGAAGATGCCATCGGCTTTCCATACTTCAGAGATGGCACGATAGTCGCGGCGAAGTACCGTGCCGTACCAGACAAGGCATTTACACAAGATTCAGGAGGGGCACATGACTTCTTCGGAATGCAGTGGACAGACAAGACAAAGCCTCTGGTTATCGTTGAGGGAGAGATTGATGTTCTCTCTGCAAAAGAAGCGGGGATAGAGAACGTCGTCAGCGTCCCGGGAGGTGCGCCTTTGAAGGTTGCGGACGGGAAGGTCATGCCTTCCGAGGACAAAAAGTTCGCATTTGTATGGAACGCACGCGAACTTCTGGATGCTGTTCCTTACGTCGTCTTGGCAACGGATCAGGATCCTCCGGGTCAAGCGTTGGCTGAAGAGCTTGCGCGAAGGATCGGCAAGGACAAGTGCCGGCTTGCGAAGTTCGATGCAAAGGACTTCAACGAGATCCTCAATGACCCATCTCGGAATGGGAAGGAGGAGGTGCAGCGGATCGTCCAGGCTGCGGAGCCGTACCCCATCGCTGGCCTGTCGGATGCCGGCACCTTCGAGGAACGTGTAAACGACCTATACACCAAGGGTCAGGGGTCGGGGTTCACAACCGGGTACTCGTCTCTAGACACCATTTACACGGTAGCGCCGGGGCAGTTGACCGTGGTCACCGGCTACCCATCTTCTGGCAAGTCCAATTTCGTTGATCAGTTGATGGTCAACCTCGCAAGGGACAGTGATTGGAAGTTCGCTGTTGCGTCGTTTGAGAACAGCCCGGAGATCCATATCAGTCGCCTGATGGAGATCTATACGAGGAAGAGATTCTTCGAGGGTCGGGATCGGATGACTGAGAAGGAGAAGGAGGATGCGTTTACATGGGTCAAGGAACACTTCCTCTTCATCGACTCAGCGGGGGAAGAGCCCAACACTCTGGATAGCATCCTGACCAGAGCCCGGGCAGCAGTCAAGCGCATGGGTGTGCGGGGAATGGTCATAGACCCGTACAACTACATTGACCTGGACCGTAAGGACACGACAGAAACTGACGCTATCAGTCAGATGCTGACCAGGGTCCAAAGGTTTTGCAAGGCGCAGGACGTTCACACATGGTTTGTCGCTCACCCATCGAAGATGACGCGGTCAGGGACAGATCAACCCCGGCCAGATGGCATGAGCATCAGCGGGTCAATGGCATGGTGGGCCAAGGCAGACTGCGGCTTGACGGTCCACCGGCAGGACAAATACGTCGAGATAGCTGTTTGGAAATGCCGGTATCGGTGGGTCGGGACACAGGGAGAAACGACCCTCCTCTTCAACCGTACGGCAGGGACGTACACCGAGAACCTAGACGCGTTCTGACAAAAGACAACGGGGCCGAGGCCCCGTTTTTTGTCGGATTGAAATGGTCGATTTCAGTCCAGCTGCTCTGCTTTGAACAGGGCGCCCATGATGTCCCTGTAAAGACCGATGAACCGAGGCGCCCGGTCTTGGGTCAGTCTATACAGACCGTATGCCTTGCCCTGCCACTGAATGAACAGTTCGCCGGCCAGCACATGGTCAATCGTCGGCACCAGAACCAGAGAAACCTCATGTTGCCTCCATGTATCTTTGAGGAACTGTGGGGCATGGTGGGTGATGGTCTTGATCATATAACCCCCGTCAGCAGAAGGAGGATGATCAAGATGTAAACGGGAAGAATATATCTTTCCATGTTCAGAACGGAATTGATGAGTTAGCCGGAGGGGGAACCCATGTCGCCAAAGCCTCGCGGCACTGCTCGTCGTTGGTGAATTGCTTGGAGTAATCGACAACGTCCTTGGCTCCCTTCAAGCCAAAACCACGGTGGGTGCGGACATGCTTGATAGCCTCGACCAGATTGCCTGCCGCCACAAACTGTCGAGCCTCCTCGACCCACCCCGGGGCCGTGGCTCCTGCCCGGGAAAATCCCGAAGGGATGGAGATCCCCAGCGACCGGCACAGTGCATCGGGCTCATGCTCTGCCACAAGGCAAAGAACGTCCCATGCTTCCCGTTTCCCGAGGGAAACCTCTCGGATGATTCCGATAGCGAGTTTGTGAGTGTTCATTGTTCCTCCACGGAACTGCCGCAGCAGATAGATTCGATGTCGATCTGAGAATGGCGCCCGGCGGCGCCCCAGTATTCGTAGGGCCCGATTCCGTTGTCGACAAAGCGGGCTTGGCATTGCTCCCCGCATCGTTTACATGTAAACGTGCGTCCGTCGAGGGGGGACTCCTCTTCGTCGTATTTGCTCACGGCTGCCCCTCCTCGGCCAGGGCCAGCACCTTGCGGGCGGCGGTGAGCGCGGCCCGGTGGTCCGGGTCCATGTCATCCTCCACCTGGGACAGTGCCCAGCGAAGGGCTTCCACTAGTTCCGGGAGCAGTCGCGCCCGCGCCCGTGCCGCTTCGATTACGTGCAGCGCGGCCATGCGCCGCTTGTAGCTGTCGTGCGCCCGGGCGGCTGATCCCTGCATACCCTGGCGTTCGAGTTGCTGGGCGGATTGATAGTCCGCCTCTCCTGCGGCTATCGCGCAGTCCCTGCCAGCGTCCAGGGCTCTGATGATTGAGTCAATCATTGCTGCGCCTCCACGGGGAAGGCGACCTCGATGGCGGCGCGGCTCGTGCCCCATGCCCCGGCGCCGGCCCACAGTCCCCGGGCCTCTCGGCGCAGGACGCGCAGCGGGCCGGTCACCTGGGGGCGCTGCACGGGCGCCACGCTGTCGGCGCTCCAGTGTGGCGCGGGGCTGTCCGGGCCCCTGCGGGCCTCGACGACGGGCCCGACGGACCAATCGTCCCGGATGCCTGCTGCCCAGGCGTCGAGGCGGGCGCGGGCCTGGGCCTCGTTCTGGAAGAGTTCTGCGAACATGTTTACACCTCCTGTTGATTCCCCCAGTGGGGGGCTACTGGTTTCAAGCGGCTTGCTTGATCTGTTGAAAGGCCACCCGGCCCAGGTCTGCGACGCGGTCCACGCGGATGGTGTTCGGGCCCCAGGTATGGCGGGCGTCGTGCTGGATGCCCAGGCACCAGTGCTGGATTCCCAGTGCCTCCCCGCTGGCCCGCTGCGCCCGGGTGTCGTCCTTGTTTCCCTCGCCATCGGTCAGGGCGAACACCACGCGACGTTGTGCGGGGTGCTGCAGTAGATGCTCATGCGCGAGGCGCAGAGCATGGAAGTCGTTCGTGTCGCCCTCGGTCCCGATCTGCTGCAGGGTAGGCACCACGGTACGCCAGTTCTGATTCCAGCCCTTGATCACGTGCGTGTTCATGCCGAACGCGATGACCATCGATTGAGCCCCCGCCTGGGCGAGGCAGTCCATGAGCATGATGCAGGAGGACACCGCAGTCGCAATCTTTGATTGCTCGATGTAGGGCGGCTGGAAGAATTCGGGGTTCATCGACCCGGAGATGTCGAGCAGGATCACCACGGCGGAATCGATCCCCTCCTCACTGAACCGTCGGGCGAAGACCTCGGGTCGGTCCAGCGGCACCTTGTGCAGGGCGGCGCGGTGCAGGGTGCCGGACCTAAAGCCACCGTCTCTCCACTCACGGGCTGAGTTCTCGAAGAGCCTGCGGACCTCATAGCGCAGGCGGGCGGGGACTGCGAGGTTCGCGGCCCAGGACACTGATGCATAGGAGCCCAGCTTCCCGGGGGGCGCCGGTTTGCGCTGGTAGCTGCCGCCGGATGCGGGCCCGGTCCCGTGCCCCGGGTGCGGCTCAGTCTCGCGGGGCGTCGTATGGGGGCCGGGGCGCTGCGCGGGGCCTGCGTCGGCGGGGGCATCGCCCTGCTGCTGGCCCTGCTGCTGGCCTTCCTGGCCCTGCTGCTGCCCGTCCTGCTGCCCGTCCTGGCCCTCTCCGTCCTGGGCATCCTGCTGCCCGTCCTGGCCCTCTCCGTCCTGGGCGCCCTGCGGGCCATCCTGCTGCCCGTCCTGGGCGGCATCGTCCTGGCCCTCTCCGTCCTGGCCTTGCGAGTCCTGCTGCTGATCCTGCTGCTGATCCTGGTCCTGCTGCTGGTCCTGGTCCTGCGGGTCTTGCTGCAGTTGGTCGAAGAGCCATTGCGCCAGGGCGAGGGTGTCGTGAGAGGTGCTGCATCCATCGACCCCGTCAGCGACCGACCGGAAGGCGGGCAGGAGGGTGCCGGGGATCGGGACGGTCACCCCATAGCCCCGAGCCAGGACTGCCAGGGACCATGGGTACTGTGCTGGGTCGGTCCAGTCGGGGTTAGCGGCCAGGGACTCGGTCACCATGTCCTCGATCATGGCCCCGAGCAGGGGCCGGATATTGCCGAGCAGGCCTTCGCGGGCGGCGCGGCGCTCGATCCATGCATCCTCGATTGCGTTGTGCAGGGCGGCGACATAGGGGCGCTTGTCGCGGGCGGTGAAGTCGGTGTACTTGCGGTGCAGGAGTTCGTGCGTCACGTACCCAGCGATGCGGGCAACGTCACCACGCGTCTTGCGTTCGTCGTCGGCGCAGTCGGGCAGGAGCATCGTGCCGTGCGCGTTGATAGCTGCGGTCATGATGTAGTTGGTCCACGCGACCTCCACCGGGGCGAGGCCCAGGGCTGCGCAAGCGTGGTGAGCGAACGTCTCGATGCCACGCCGGAAGGCGTGACCGTGGACCCAGGGGCGGGCCATGATGGGGGCGAGGGTGGCGAGGGCGGACATGTCAGACCTCCTGCATGATCAGGTATTCGCTGATGGTGGATGCGTAGACCGCAGCCAGCGCGACCGAGGACTCGGCGGGCTGGCGGGCCAGGATCGCCAGTTGCCACGCCTCAGCGACGGGCAGGAACCGGCACGCCTCGACGAAGGCGATAGCCTGTCTGATCGACGGGGCGTCGATGATCTCGCCCTTGTCAACCTTCGAGCGGCAAACGGCCAGGGCATCGACTACGTGCCGCGCCAGGGCGACCGAGCAGCCAGTGTGCCGGGCGATAGCGTCGGCCTCCTGGTCGGGGTCGAGGTATGTCATCGGCACGACAAAGCTGAACCGGTCAGCGAAGGCCACGTTCATCTGTCCAACCCCGGCATACCTACCAGACTGGTCACCCTGGGTGAGCGAGTTGTCGCACGCGAAGAACATCGACCCTGCGGCGCGGTGCCAGACCTTGTCGGCATAAGCCATGCGGGCGCCGGGTTCGAGCCAGCCATTGAGGCTGGACAGGGCGCTCGCATTGCCCATGCCGACCTCATCGAGCAGGCAGACCGCACCGGGCGTGGTGTAAACGTCCAACACCGGACCCTGTTGAAACACGGTCGAGCCCTGCTGCAGGCCGATGGCGCCGAGGTAGTCCTCGCGGGTCGCCAGCCGGTCGAAGACAAAGCGCCGGAACATGCGTCCGGTGCGGGCGGCGAACTGCGCGACGGTCTGTGTCTTGCCCGTGCCAGCGGGACCACCTAGCCAGACATTTCGCCCGGTAGCCTGGGCGAGGGCGAGGTAGCGCACCATGCGTTCGGTCCAGAGATGGTGACCGTCAATCGCGGGCGCCTCGGGGTGCGCGTAGACAGGGAACCGCAGCGGCTCGCCCCGGGGGTCGCGGACATCGAGGCCGAAGACCTCATCGCAGTCGGCCAGGACCGGAGTTGCTGCAGCCTGGGCGACCTGGGGGACAAGCTCGGGGCGCTCCTCGATCACCGCCAGGATCGGACGCAGTGCGGCAGACACTGCCTCGGCCACCTGGGTCTGGATCTGGTCAGCATCGGACCGCGCAACCCTGCGCAGGTCGGTCGCCAGGGCGCCGATCTTGGTGCCCAGGTCTGCGATGGTGCCGTCGATGGACGTCACCCGGGCGGACACAGTCGAGGCCAGGGATCCAATGTCCCGAGCGACCCCGTCGATGCGGGCAGCCAGGGCTCGGGCGGATGCCTCCTCCTGCTGGCGGACTGCCTCGGCTGCGTCCTTCGCGTCGGCTACATGCTGCATGACGCGGGCATCGAGGGCGGGGGCTGCTGGGGGGGTGAATGCGGGCGTGGCGCGACCCAACGTGGCGCGGCCAGCCTGGGCACCGTTGTTGCGGATGTCGTCAACGGTCAGTTGACCCTTGCCGACCAGTGATGCCAGGGACTGGATGACCTTGGACCGGGACACGGTCGATGCCATATCGCCCGTCAGGGCCCGATAGGCAGCGAGCAGAGCAGGCATGGGGATGGAGGCCAGCGCGGCCTGGGCCTGGATTGAATTCATTCTGCGGACTCCTCAACATTGAACTGGGCGCCGTCGTGGCAGGTCGGAACGCCGGTGGCGAGCCAGCGGGCGCTGGTGCGGACGATGTAGCCGCACTGAGGGCAGGTGAGCTTGAGCATGCGGGTTGTCTGGACCTTCTTGGTCCCGGCCTGGATCTCGGCATGGGGGTAAGGCCCGATGGCCTCAAGGTCTGCCCCGCATGCCTCCCACAAGTACTCGGTGCCGGTCAGGGACTTCCACGCGTCGTCGGCGGGGGCCAGACCAGCATCCAAGCAGGCCGCCCGGTAGGTGTTGGACGTCTTCGAGGCAGCGCCCGGGAGGGTATGCAGCACGCTGCCCAGGAGCAGGGCGAACACTTCAGTGGGGAGGGCGACGGTCGGGGAGATGAGAACTTCCCAGGTGCCGTCCCGGGATGCTTGGTCGGGCCAGCACTCCGACAGAGTGCCGGACCGGGTGTAGGTCGAGGGGAAGCCGCACGCGACACGCACGCGTGACGCGACGCCGGGCACGCGGTCCCGGATGATGCCGAGGGCGGCAGTGAGCCACTCCTCGCGGGTCTGATAGGACATCTCGAACTCCTGTTCTGCCGCCGCTGCGACCTTCGCTGCGGGGGCCCTTGCGGGCACCGCGAGCATACCGTGTTAAACGGGTAATTGCAATAGGGTGTTGCGCGAGGACTGCACTAGCAGCACAAGGCCCGGCCAGCTAGCCAACGAATGCGTGCGCCCGCACGCGTGAGTAGCAGGGACAGAAGACCAAGTAAACCCAAGGGACAAACCTGTATAGGCATACATGCCGCAGGAAGGGGCCTAGAAGGGCCTACAAGCCGCGCAAGGGGGTGATGGCTACCCTGGCCTTCAGAAAAATAGATCTGAGCTTCTAGCGAGTTGTTCACAAAGTTATCCACAGGGCTTCATAGGTGATTGCACAAAAAAGAGGCAGATCTAAGGCTTATCCACAGATGTGGATAACTTGCTCTGTTTGAACAACCTGTGGATAATGTGAACACCATTGGATAGAACATCAGGGCTGTACATGCATCCAGGAAAAGACCAGCGCCCGGGAGAGGGAAGGGGCCGAGCGACCTCCGAGGAGCTACTCGCTGCCCTGGAGCAGGCCGAGGAAGACCTCGAGCGTGTAAACGCATCAAGCCCCGGCCAGGAGGGAAGCGAAGCGGAACAGTCGGCCTGGGCATCGCCGGCACCAGACAAGAGGGCTGATGGTCAGCTAAGGGGAGCGCCAGATTTTCGGAGGGTGCGTCCTCTGACGCAGAAACAACTGTCCTTCGCACGAGGTGTCATAGAGGGGGCGGGCCTCCGCGCAGCGTACAGACAAGCGTATGGGTCGCACGCATCAGACGAGGCAGTGAGCGTCGCAGCGTCCAGGCTGAGCAAGAACCCAAGGATCCGGGCAATCATCCAGGCAGCATGGGATGAGACCCAGGAGGCGCTGGTGGAGGATCAGGCGGCGGCGAGACGGTATGTGCTGAAGAGTCTGGTGGAGTTGAGTAAGGGGGCATCGGACACGACACGGCTGCGAGCCCTTGAAATGCTCGGCAAGGCCTCCGGCGCGTTTACATCAGCACCTCAACAGCAGGACAAGACCGCGTCGCCCGATGCACTGCGACGCGACCTCGCGCAGCACCTGCGCCTAGTGGGCAAGACCGGCACTGACGAGCGTTGAAACGCGGGTGCGTGTACACGGGAGCGGGTGAGCGGGAGGGCGAGAGCGGGAGGGCACCGGCGGGGGAGGGGGGCTGGGCTGCGATGACCACCCTCCGCCACGTTACGCTCGATTCCACTCAAACATTTCCCCTAGATTCCACTCAAACATTTCACCCCGATTCCACTCAAACATTTCCCCCAATATCCAGCCCACCCCCTTTCATTCCCATCCTCCAGACCCCCACCCCCTATATATATAGAGACACCCCCCGGTCATGTTGAGAAATGGAAAAAGCCGGATGTATGTTGACCAGGAGACAGAGGTTCGTCCTGGAGTTTATAGAGGCGTACAAGAGGAAATGGGGCGTTGTTCCGACGTACAGGGTGATAGCGATAGGCTGCAAGGTCAGATCATGTGGCGGCACGTACAGGTTGGTGGGGGCGCTGAGGGACAAGGGATATATATCAAAGGACAGAGGGCGATATGACATTGTTGTCAAGGCAGGAGATCTCAAGTTATCTTCAGATAGTGGACAAGGTGTCGGAGGGGGACAGGAAGAAGATCAAGGCTCTTCTTGAGATGGACAGGGTACAGAGGTGCCGGGAGAGCTTCCTGTTCTTTGTCAAGCAGATGTGGCCTGTGTTTATCTCTGGGAAGCATCATCAGATCATGGCTGATGCTTTCGAGAGGGTTGCCAATGGGGAGTTGAAGAGGCTGATCATCAACATGCCTCCGAGACACACCAAGTCTGAGTTTGCTTCGTATCTGCTTCCTGCTTGGTTCCTTGGGAAGTTTCCTGAGAAGAAGATCATCCAGACGGCACATACAGCGGAATTGGCTGTGGGGTTTGGCCGGAAGGTTCGCAACCTTGTCTCGTCGGAGGATTACAAGAAGGTCTTTGGGACTCAGCTTTCCAGTGACTCGAAGGCTGCTGGGAGATGGAACACAGACAAGGGTGGGGACTACTTCGCTATCGGTGTTGGTGGGGCGGTGACGGGTAAGGGTGCGGATCTGTTGATCATTGACGATCCCCATAGTGAGCAGGAGGCCAAGCAGGGGAACCCTGCGGTGTATGACGCTGTGTATGAGTGGTACACCTCTGGACCGAGACAGCGTTTACAGCCTGGGGGAGCGATCATTGTTGTGATGACCCGGTGGTCCAAGAAGGACTTGACCGGGCAGATCCTGAAGAACTCTTCAAAAGATGGCACTGATGACTGGGAGATCATTGAGTTCCCGGCCATTCTTCCTTCTGGCACTCCCTTGTGGCCTGGGTTCTGGAAGAAGGAGGAGTTGGAGTCGATCAAGGCTGAGATCCCTGTAGCCAAGTGGGAGGCTCAGTACCAGCAGAACCCAACCTCGGAAGAGGGGGCGATAGTTAAGAGGGAGTACTGGAAGATATGGGAGGGGGAGAGTCCTCCGCCGTGCCAGTACATCATTCAGTCTTGGGACACCGCTTTTGAGACATCCAACAGGGCTGACTACTCGGCATGTACCACCTGGGGGGTGTTTGACCGGGAGGATAGACATGGGAACATGGTTCCCAACATCATCCTTCTGGATGCGTTGAAGCAGCGGATGGAGTTCCCGGACCTGAAGAGGAAGGCTGTGGAGCTTTACAGGGAATGGAGCCCTGACACGACGATCATTGAAAAGAGAGCCGCTGGCGCTCCTTTGGTGTATGAGCTTCGTAAGGCCGGAGTCCCGGTCTCTGAATACACCCCCTACAAAGGGCAGGACAAGATCTCCCGGGTGAATGCCGTGGTGGATCTGTTTGCCTCTGGGATGGTTTGGAGACCTGACCGGAGGTGGGCGGAGGAGGTTTCTGAAGAGATGGCAGAGTTCCCCTATGGGGAGCATGATGACTTGACGGACTCTGCCTCTCAGGCATTGATGAGGTTCCGCAAGGGAGGCTTCATCTCCATTGCCTCGGATGAGCCTGATGAGATGGCTTACAGACGGCCCGTCAGTTATTATTGATGCGTTTACAAGGACAAGACATGGCAACAAACATTGACCGGGCGATGGTGCCTGCTGATATCCCGGTGGTTTCTGAGTCCGTCATGGAGATTGAGATTGAGAACCCGGACAAGGTGACCGTCGGCATGGATGGTCTGGAGGTTGTCCTTGAGCCAGAAGAAGAGACAGCAGAAGAGTTCGGGGCGAACCTCGCAGAGTTCATGGATGAGGGGGCACTGAGTTCTCTTGCCTCTGAGCTTGTGGAGCTTGTAGACGCAGACATCAACTCCCGCAAAGACTGGACCGAGATGTACATCAAGGGTCTGGAGGTCTTGGGGATGAAGTATGAAGAGAGGACGGAGCCGTGGTCTGGGGCCTGTGGTGTCTTCTCTCCCCTCTTGACGGAAGCCGCTGTCAGGTTCCAGTCAGAGATGATCGTTGAAACGTTCCCCGCTCAAGGGCCGGTCAAGACCCAGATCATTGGGGAGATCACCAGAGTCAAGGAAGAGGTGGCTGATCGTGTCCGGGAGGATATGAACGTCACCTTGACCGAGAAGATGGTGGACTACAGGTCAGAGCATGAGCGGATGCTGTATTCCCTGGGCCTCTCAGGAGCGGCATTCAAGAAGATCTACCCAGATGACAACACGGCACTCCCCGCCGCCCCCTTTGTCCCGGCAGAAGATCTCATCATTCCCTACGGCGCATCCAACGTTTACACGGCAGAGCGCGTCACTCATGTGATGCGCAAGACGAAGAACGAGATCCGTAAGCTACAAGTCAGCGGGTTCTACCGGGATGTGGAGCTGGGAGAGCCCACGCAGTTCTTCACGGACATTGAGAAGAAGAAGGCAGAGGAGCAGGGCTTCAGTCTTCAAGATGATGATCGGTATCGGATCTTTGAGATCCATGCCGACCTGGATCTCCCGGGGTATGAAGAGGACGTTGCCCTCCCATATGTGGTGACCATTGAGAAGGGGAACAACACCGTTCTGTCCATCCGGCGGAACTGGGAAGAGGATGACGAGAAACAGCAGAAGCGTCAGCACTTCGTCCAGTACACCTACATCCCTGGGTTTGGTGCGTATGGTTTGGGCTACATCCATCTGATCGGTGGATACGCACGAGCAGGCACTTCCCTTATCAGGCAACTGGTGGATGCGGGAACCTTGAGCAACCTCCCTGGGGGCCTGAAGGCTCGGGGCTTGAGAATCAAGGGAGACGACACCCCGATTGCTCCTGGAGAGTTCCGGGATGTTGATGTTCCTTCTGGTACGGTCAAAGAGAACATCATGCCCCTTCCGTACAAGGAGCCCAGCCAAGTTCTGGCGGCTCTCTTGGATCGAATCACGGAAGACGGACGAAGACTCGCGGCCATCGCTGATCTGAAGGTCAGCGACATGTCGGCCCAGGCTCCTGTGGGGACCACCCTGGCTATCCTGGAGCGGCAACTCAAGACCATGAGTGCCGTCCAGGCCCGGGTCCACGCAAGTCTTCGGATGGAGTTCAAGCTCCTGAAGAAGATCATCAGGGACTTCATGTCGCCGGCGTATTCCTATGTCCCAGAGGGTGGGAATAGGTCGTTGAAACAGTCCGACTACGACATGGTGGAGGTGATCCCGGTCAGTGATCCCAATGCGGCCACGATGGCCCAGCGGATCATGCAGTACCAAGCGGCCCTCCAACTGGCCCAAGGCGCCCCTCAGATCTATGACCTTCCCAAGCTCCACAGGCAGATGCTGGAGGTTTTGGGGATCAAGGATGCAGAAAAGCTGGTTCCGACCTCCGATGATCAAAAGCCAAGGGATCCGGTGTCGGAGAACATGGCTGTCCTTCGTATGCAGCCCGTCAAGGCGTTTGCATACCAGGATCATCAGGCCCACATGGCTACCCATCAGGCATTCATGCAAGACCCGAACATTGCTGCGGTCCTGGGGCAGAACCCCATGTCTCAGCAAATGATGGCTGCGCTGATGGCTCACATGGCAGAACATGCGGCGTTTGCCTACCGGGCGCAGGTTGAGATGCAGTTGGGCGTGCCTCTTCCAGAATTGGACGAGGAAGACAACGCTCCCATCGCCCCGGAGGATGAAAAGGCACTTGCTCCTCTTATCGCGGCGGCAGCCCAGAGGACGATGGTGCAAAACCAAGCCATGTTTGCCCAGCAGCAGGCTCAACAGCAGGCACAAAACCCTGAGTTGCAGCTTCAACAAGCTGAACTTCAGCTTCGGGCACAAGAACTTCAGCGAAAGGAGGCTGATAGTCAACGGGATTTCCAGATTGCCCAACAGAAAATCGCCCTTGAGCAAGAGCGAATCAAGGCTGAAATGCTCAAGGAACAGTCCAGACTGCAGTCACAAGCTGCCCAGACGGACAAAAAGCTGCGGACGGACCTTGTCAAGACCATGGTTCGCCCTTCTCAGCAGAAACAACAGTCAAAACCCACCCAGTAATGACTGAAATCAGTCCAAAACGTCCAAAAACGGCATTTCGGACATCTTGAAACCTCCGAAAGGAGCTTTATGGCAACCACTGCGTTCTCCGTGGTGCTAAAAGAGATTGAAGACAGGCGCGAGCAAATCGCCCAAGCCCTCATCTCCGGCGGCGCACGGGACTTTTCTGAGTACAAGTCCATGACCGGCGAGATCCGAGGTCTATCGCAGGCTCATGTTTACATCACCGACCTCGTAGACCGACTTGAAAGATCTGAAGATGAGTGAGCTACTCCTGTCCGATGGGCAGTGCGAAACCGTTCTACCCCAAACTCCAGAGGAAAAGGCCCGTCAGGTGCCCGATCCAAGGACGTATCACATCCTCTGCGTCCTGCCAAAGTCCGAAGAGTCCTATGAAAGTGGGCTTCTGAAGGCCGGTCAGACGATGCACTTCGAGGAGGTTCTCTCCCCGGTGCTGTTCGTCATGAAGATGGGCCCGGACTGCTACAAAGACCCCATTCGGTTCCCCTCCGGCCCCTCCTGCAAGGTGGGTGACTTCATTCTTGTCCGCCCAAACAGTGGCACTCGGATCAAGATCCACGGACAAGAGTTCCGAATCATCAATGACGACAGCGTAGAAGCCGTCGTTCAAGACCCGCGTGGCATTCAGAGGGCATAACCATGGCACTGGACAAAGAAGAGTTCAAGTTCCCCGACGAAGTTCAGGTGGACACCAAGGCCGACGACAAGAAGGTCGATTTTGAGATCGAAGGTGACGCAGAGATCGAGGTGGTGGACGACACCCCAGAGGCAGACAAGGGCCGCGCTCCAATGAAGGAGCCGCCTGCGGATGTCACCGACGACGAGTTGGCGAAATACTCCGAAGGGGTCAAGCAGCGCATCCAACACTTCTCGAAGGGCTACCACGAGGAGCGTAGGGCGAAAGAAGCGGCGCTGCGAGAGCGGGAAGAGGCACTACGTCTCACCCAAAGGCTTCTGGAAGAGAACCAAAAGCTCCAGAAATCGGCAGGACAAAGCCAGCAAGTCGCCATCGAACAAGCCAAAAAAGCTGTCGAAGGCGAATTGGACGCGGCCCGGAAGAAGTATGAAAAGGCTTATGAAGAAGGCGATGCCAAGGCAGTTCTTGCTGCCCAGGAAGAGCTTTTCTCGGTCAAGCTGAAGGCGGAAAAGCTGGCGGCATTCCGCCCGCCGAAACCCACCCCTGTACAAACGCCGGAAAATGTTGTACAAACGCCGCCAACGCCACAAGTTGACCCAAAAACCCGAGCGTGGCAAGAAGCCAATCCGTGGTTTGGGTCAAATCTCCGAATGTCGGCTGTGGCGATGGAGATTCACAGAGAACTTGAGCGAGAAGGGGTGCCCGCCGGAAGCGACGAGTACTTCAATCGTATCGACTCTGAGATGAAATCTACTTTCCCTGGAGCGTTTACCCAGGAGAAGAAGAAGTCATCTGTAGTTGCCCCGGCAACGCGCAGCACCGCGCCCAAGAAGATCGTGCTGACGCAAACCCAGGTAACCCTTGCAAAGCGCCTCGGGCTCACCCCTGAGCAGTACGCGCGTGCAGTAGCTGAACAGATGAGGAAAGACAATGGCTGACCAACGTACCCCCCGCGAAGCGGAATCTCGCGCCAAGGCGGAGCGACCCATGACCTGGAAGCCCGCTGAACTTCTCCCGGATCCGATCCCGGATCCTGGATATGTCTATCGGTGGGTTCGCGTCAGCACCTTGGGCACCGCCGACCCAAGGAATATCACCTCCAAGTTCCGCGAAGGCTGGGAGCCTGTCAAGGTGGCAGATCATCCCGAACTCCAACATCTATGCGATCCGAAATCCCGGATTCCTGATGCGCTGGAGATCGGCGGTCTGGTGCTTTGCCGAACCCCAAAAGAACTTGTTGATCAACGGAATGCCTTCTACCAGGGTCAGGCGTCTGGTCAGATGGAGTCCGTGGACAACACCTTCATGCGCGAGAACGATCCTCGTATGCCGCTCTTCAAGAACCGGCGGTCTGAGGTCTCGTTCGGACGCGGTCAGTAATCAAGGAGTCTTAAATGGCTTATCCCATCATCGACGGGCCTTACGGCCTAAAGCCGGTGAACCTGCGCGGGGGCATCCCCTTCGCTGGGTCTACCCGGATGATTCCGATTGGTCAGGGCTACAACACGGGCCTCTTCACGGGCGACGTTGTGGGTCTTTCCAACGGCAACACCATCATCACCCCGTACAACGCGGACACGCAATCCGCCGCTGCCGCTGGGGACATCCTCGGTGTCTTCCTCGGCTGCGAGTACACCCCCACGGGCGGGCCGGTGTTCGGCAAGCTGCGCAATGAGCAATGGCCCGCAGGGACCAACGCTCCTGACGCGGTGGCCTATGTGCTGGACGACCCCAACGCCCTCTTCAAGGCGGCGGTGGTCACCCAGCCCCAAGGCTCGGCCAACACGCAACTGAACACGGGCACGACCATCGGCTACATGTCGCCGTCGTTCCTTGGTTCCAATGCGTTCCTGGTTGCAGGAAATGCGGGCAGCATCACGACGGGCAACTCGGCCATGGCGATCTCGGGCGCAAACCCGACGGTCGCGTCTTCCGTGGCGGGCAACATCCGTCAAACGGTCGGCACCGGGGCTGGCACTTCGCCGTGCCTGCGCGTGATCCAGATGGTCCCGGATACGGCGGTCACCGTTGCAACGGTTTTGACCTCGTCGCCTGCGGGCGGCACGACTTTCACGGTCGATTCCGTTACGGGCATCCAACCCGGTATGCAGTGCGTTATTGCTGGTATCTCCAGCACGACCGCAGGCTCGCCGGGCAGCAACCTGACGGTCACGGGTGTTGTCACCAGCACCAAGACCATCACGGTCAGCGCCAACGTTACCGCCACTAGTGGAGGCGGTGTCTCTTTCGTGGGCTACCCGGAAGTGATCGTTGGCTGGAACTTCGGCTACCACAGCTACCTGCTGGCTGCTGGCGTCTAAGGAGCACACATCATGGCAATTTCTCGTGCCCAACTACTCAAGGAACTGCTCCCTGGACTGAACGCCCTGTTCGGCCTGGAGTACAAGCGTTACGGCGAAGAGCACAAGGAGATCTACGAGACGGAGACCTCCGAGCGTTCGTTTGAAGAGGAGACCAAGCTCTCCGGCTTCAGCGCCGCCCCGGTGAAGAACGAAGGCCAAGCCATCGCGTATGACAATGCGCAGGAAGCCTGGACCGCTCGTTACAACCACGAGACCATCGCTATGGGTTTCTCCATCACCGAAGAGGCGATGGAAGACAACCTGTACGACAGTCTCTCGGCGCGGTACACCAAGGCCCTTGCCCGGGCCATGGCGTATACGAAGCAGGTCAAGGCTGCCGCCATCCTGAACAACGGTTTCAACGCCTCCGTGACCTACGGGGACGGCCAATCGCTGTTCAGCACCGCTCACCCGCTGGTGTCTGGTGGTTCCAACAGCAACCGTCCCACGGTCGGCGCTGACCTGAACGAGACCTCGCTGGAAGCTGCGGTCATCCAGATCGCTGGCTGGACCGATGAGCGCGGCCTCCTGATCGCCGCCAAGCCCCGCAAGCTGATCGTGCCCCCGGCGCTTCAGTTCGTTGCAACGCGTCTGTTGGAAACCAACCTCCGTGTTGGCACCGCCGACAACGACATCAACGCCCTGAAGAACAATGGCTCGATCCCCGAGGGCTACACGATCAACCACTGGTTGACCGATACCAACGCGTGGTTCCTGACCACCGATGTGCCCAACGGTCTGAAGCACTTCGTGCGCGTGCCCCTGGCAACGTCCATGGATGCTGACTTCGACACGGGCAACAGCCGGTACAAGGCGCGTGAGAGGTACTCGTTTGGAGTGAGCGACCCCCTTGGGGCGTTCGGTTCGCCTGGGGCCTGATACCTCACGGAGTTTGACCTTTAAGGCCCCTTCGGGGGCCTTTTCTTTTATCCGAGAGTATGTTAGGCTGCGCCTAAACCGAGACCTACCCCAGCCCGCCGACTGACTCGGCAGACGTCACCTCAACGACGGCGGGCGCAAACTGAGGAAAACCTCCATGGCTTCCACGACTTTTAACGGGCCGGTTCGTTCGGAGAACGGCTTCCAAACCATCACAAAGAACAGCACCACTGGTGCGGTTGCGGTCACCTCCACTCTTGGGCCCGATACCACTGTGGATTCGCTGGCCGTGACCGCCACTGCGTCCATTGGAAATGCCGCTACCGACACGGTCGGTTTCTACGGCGCAACGGCGGTGGTTCAGCCTGCAACGACCGGCACGACGACCGGGTTTACCGCAGGCTCGGGCACGGCTGCGCGTGCAGACAGCACCTACACCGGCAACACCGGCACGGCTGCTTACACCGTTGGCGACATTGTCAAGGCGCTGAAAGACCTCGGTCTGCTTGCAGCCTAATAGGAGGCTGTCATGCAAACTGACGTAAAGGCTGGCTACGTCAGTAGCACAGCAACTGTCTTTGCGGCCCGGACTCGTTTCAAGGGTCTGGTGATCACGCCAGGGTCCACGGCGGGTACGGTGGTTGTGCGAGACGGGGGAGCTACAGGCACTACGCTGTACTCAACGGCCACGGTTGCCAATGGCACTCCCTTCGCGTTTCTAATCCCCGGTGAAGGGGTCTTGTGCTACACCGATCTCCATGTGACCGTCTCCGGGACGGACACCACTGCGACGGTGTTCTATGGCTAAGACCCCCGCTTGGCAGCGTTCTGAAGGCAAGAACCCCAAAGGGGGGCTCAATGCCAAGGGGCGGGCGTCTTACAACGCTGCCAATCCCGGCAAGCCTGGGCTCAAAGCTCCGCAACCGGAAGGCGGTCCCCGAAGGGACTCATTCTGCGCCAGGATGAAAGGCATGAAGAAGAAGCTCACTTCATCCAAGACGGCCAACGACCCCAACTCCCGCATCAACAAATCCCTGAGGGCATGGAATTGCTGACATGGAAGCAACGGTCATTTGGAACGCCATCCTGACGGTGTTGATTGGTGTTGTGGGTTTCTTCATGGCATCC